TTAAATGTGTCATATGTAAGAATAGTTTTCCAACAACAAACCCTTACATTATAAGACTTAGAGGGATTAATTCAAAGAGTTTGTCTTGGGTGGTTTTGTTCGCTATCTGCAGCGAATGATATTATTTAGCAATGTAACCTTCTTCAACCAGGTATTTACGGGTCAAAGGAGTGGGTTCATAAACTTCCCACATGTTACCTGCTGCACACGCTTGAAGTGCTTGCATTGTCATACCTTCAGTACGACCTGCCCATCCTGCTTCTGCTTCCCAAGGGACAGCGTGTTCAGGATAACTACGTTCTGCCATCACACGCCAGATCATTGGAACTTCATCTTCAGGTTTGATAATAGCAATCAAACTATTTTCAATAGTTCCTGCCATACAATCTTGAGCAGCATGCCAACCTTCGTGACGCATTACTTGCATCAGATAGTTGGTGCTATCCATATACTTCTTATTGAGGAAGAAGTTATTACCAACCGTGTGATAAACACCACGATGACTCTCAGGAAAATACTTGGAGTCTGCTAGAAACACCCCAACTCCGACCTGCTCAAGAGCGACGAGCATTGAGTTGAACTCGTCAGCAACAATATCAAAATTAGTATTGGGATACTGATCAGCAATACTTGCGATACTTTCAATTTTATCGACTCCATCTGTACACTCTCGAAGTAGCATACACCCCATTGCATCCATACTGTTGAAACCCTTGGTGATTTTAGAGTTATCAGCAAAGGCAGGAGTTCCCAGAGAAACTGCTGCCAGCATAGCGAAGATAGTTTTGATCATTTAAAAAATTTGTTGTAAAGAGCAGATGCTTCAAGATGCTTACCATGATTGGTAAGGTATTTAATTCTATCAAGAATTTTTCGTTTGAAAACCTTAGATGTTTCTTCCATCTTCGTCTCCTATGTATTCTAGTGAAATTACATCGTGATCCTTTTTGTTTGGGTCTAACCACTCAGCAAATTCCTGATGAATAGCATATGCATCTTCCAGACTCTCATATAATTCAGAACCTGGATGATTTTCAGACAACTGGTGCATACGGTCTACAGACCAATCATGAATCTTCCTCAGAGTGGTCTCTAAAGTTACCATAGTCTTTCCGCATATAGCGTCCTAGAATATTGCTATTATAGTATGCTGGTGATCCGTCGTCAAGTGCTTCTGACAATACATTATTGAGAAACAATTGTTTTGTTTCTTCAAAGTTACAAGTTCCCTTTGTTCCGTGAAGACTCAGTATTTCTCTACTGAAGATCTCTTTGCCATACTTTTTTATATCCTCCTTTAATTCAGGACAAGAACCATAATACTTTTTCCAATCTGATTCTTGCTTTACCTTTCGCTTCTTTCCTGGCGGTTTTCTGAAAGACCAGAAGTATTTTCTACCGATGTACTTTTTACCTGATTGCTTATTTGTAATCCTATAGACAAAACCGAAGTAATCGTCAATATCCTCAGATACAAAAGGGGTTCCTTCAAAATACCAGGGGTTCTCATAACTCATACTAATGTATTATATGAGCTATTATTTATCTTCAAACCTAACAAAGCAACTCTACTCATGGTTTTGATTATTGTCAAGCCCTTGATAAATACTCAATAAAGTCATATAATATGGCAGTCTACGTCAATAATATTACTATTAGAACTGGAGAGTATTTCTCTAGGGATTTTTATCTGGATAATCTTGATGGATCATCATTAGATTTGACTGGATACAGTGGATCGTCTCAAATAAGAAAGCACCAAGAAAGTTTAAATCCAACGGCAACATTTTTACTTTCATTTGTCGATAGATCTAACGGAAGGATTAGATTAGCATTATCAGCAGCAACAACTGCGACACTAAAACCTGGAAGATATGTTTACGATATTCTTTTTACGGATAATTCTGGAAAAAAATCAATTGTTATTGAAGGAAATATTCTAGCAACTCAAGATGTTACTCTTGATGGATTTGGATCCTCTGGTAGTGGATCATATACTTATGATCACTACTTATTAACATATTCAGCAACAGGAATTACAACATCAGATGCACCGTACCTAGCAACAAGAACGACAGTTACAAGTCCAGATCCACAGTTAATAACTGGGTACACTGGATTTAGCACAGTTGGATATGGATATACCAACCCATACACACCCGCAAGATATAATAGTAGTCAAGAAGTTCCAGCACACGTTGGTATCCCAACATATCTAACTTATGGTGGTGGGTGGTATAATGGATCATTTAGTTTCAATCGAAGTGCTATTGGTAACGATAGAATCGTTGTTGGAGATCACCTTTTTTATGATTATGACGCATCGATCACTGGAATAGCAGGAACTTATATGGGAGCAGCATATCTTTTTGATATAAATGGAAATCCATTACGTCGAATTGATGCTCCAGATACTGTAAACAATGATAGTTTTGGATCTACTGTTGAGATTGATAGTGGTAAAATCATAATTGGAGATTATTATTACAGCGGCACTCATGAAGATCAAGGTGCTGTATATGTATTTGATATGGATGGAAACTATGAACGTAGAATTACATTATCAAGTCCAGCAAAAGATGATGATTGGCCACAAGCAATGGCTGCTGATAATGGAAAAATTTTTACTAGTGATTCTAATAACAACGTATACATTCACAATTTAGATGGAACAGGTGAAATTAAAATCCCAGAATTCAGTTTAACGAATTCAGGTAACGGTGCATTTGGTGATTTTCCTATTGCTGCAGGTAATGGTAAATTCGTAGTTGGTGATTATGGTAATGCATATATCTTCAATCAAGATGGTACTGGAGAAATATACTTAAGTGATCCAGACCCTGCTAATGGTAGTGGATATTATGGTGATCAAGTTGCTATTGGGGGAAATAAAGTATTTGTTGCCGATCCTTTCTGGGAAAACTTAAGTGGTGATTATGTTGGAAAAGTTTATTGTTATGATATGAGTGGGGCAAATAGAAGTGATATTGTTACCACAGATGCATTAGATTCTGTGTTTCAAGATACTTATAATGCATATGACAAAAAATTAGTTGCATCAGAAGACTATGTATGGTATGGGGCAGAATATTATGATATCGGTGATGCTAGAGGTGCAGTTTATCGTTGGGATATTGATGGATCTAATAATGTTAAAATAGTTCCACCATCAAGTGATGGATATCAAGAATTTGGTCAAATGATATCGGTAGATAAATCTTCGGATAAATTTATTGTAGGTGAAGGTGATAATGGAAATGGGTATGAAGCTTATTTGTATGCGTATTCAGGAACAGCAAATCCAAAAAGATTAACTTCTGGATTTGATCCATATAATGAATTTGTTTTATTAGATGTAAATAATTTAAATTCTGCTCATAGTGGAATACAACAAGCATCCCTAGATCTTCGTGCTGGTTTTGTATTCGATGTTCCACCTCACCCATATGCGGAAGTTAGCGTATCTGTTACTGGATTTAAAGGTGGAACAATGGAAAAAGTTGGTGGAACTTGGATTAACGCTAACCCAACAAGCACTTCCGTTATTGGAATTGCAACAGCTCATGTTGGATTAACAAGTGAATTGAAAGATCCAGGAACACGCATTGCATTGGGTGATATAAATCTTACGGACGGAACCATTACATTCACATAGAAATAAATACTTGTAAAATGATAGACTGATGTCAATCTATACTAGAAATTTGACAATCAATTCCCATTCCAATTTTGAGGAACGATTGGAGTTGACTCAACTTGCTGGTAAACCCACAGATCTAACTGGTCATACTTTATCCTCACATATGAGGAGATATGCTGACAGTTCAACATTTACTGCATTTAATGTTGGAATCACTAGTGCTACCGATGGAAAAATAAGTATCGGTATGTCAGCACCAGTAACAGCAACACTTAAACCTGGAAAGTATGTTTATGATCTTTTAGTAACCAGACCTGGTGGTTCTAAAATTATTGTTCTAGAAGGATCTGTGACTGTTAATGCAGGATTTTCAACCAATTGCCCATAAAAAATGTCACAAACATTTGTCGTTAGTCTTTTAGTATATACTGGAACAGATTTTGATCAAACATTTGTTCTAGAAGATGTGCAGTCAAATACCATCAAAGACTTAACTGGGTACACAGCGTGTGCTCAAATGAGAAGATATGAGTCTTCTGCAAAGACTGCAGACTTTCTAGTTTCCTTTGCGAATGATAGAACAACTGGAAGGATTACAATATCTCTATTGTCATCAACAACTAAAAATTTAAAACCAGGAAAATATTTCTACGACGTATTAATAAGCGATCCTGATGGAACTATCACCAGGGCAGTTGAAGGAACAATGACAGTTAA